TTTTTCATTTTCTAAAAAAAATCTTGGAAAAAAAGAAAGGAATGAGATTATATAAAGATTTTTTTTTATATATTTCCAATAAAAGGCGGTAAATTGGCTGTTCCCTTTATGATTTGTTTAAGGTGTATTTGGTTTAATAAATTGATGTAATCTATTTCTTGTGGTGTTAATGGTGTCATTTTATTTATTCTTTTTGTTGGACGCATTACTGGATAATAACCTTTAGGGGCAATATTTTTCCATCGTTCTTTAAACCATGTATGTAAGTTCTTCGGTTTCTTATCTTCTGTATATGTTCCTCCCATTTGTTTATAAGTCTTTACAATAAACCCACTCTTATAAGCACTTGGTTTTTTATATTTTGCGTCTGCTATACGCTTTGCTTTTTCATACAATAAAGGATTATCTATTACCGCCATATATAATATCACATATTTATTCTTTTTTTACCCTAAAAGTATTTTGGATTTTGATTTTTAGACATTTTGAATATTCGCTGTTTTATTCGTTTTGTCTGTTTTTCATTTTCTATAAAAAATCTTGGAAAAAAAGAAAGGAATGAGATTATATAAAGGTTTTTTCTTTATATTTGGTTCAAAAAAGTAATAAAAAATTGAATTAAAAATAATCTTGATAATGATTTTTAATAAAAGATGACGGTTTATTTATTCTCCTACCATCATATTAGGGTCTAATAACGATAATTGTTCCATATTGTGGGCTTCTACGCCTGTTGCGTTGCTCTTGATAGTAATATTTTTTGCGTTGTCTGCGTAAGGTTTTTTAAACCAGTTAAAAGGATTGAGATACTGTGCCGCACTTACTACATCTCCAGTAGTTCTAATATCGGTTTGGTTCTTATTTGTAACTCGTAGCCCAAATGGATTAGTCGCCTTGTTATAAGTTATTATTTCTTTTGAGTTTCTGCCTAACAATTCCGCCAGTAGCCCAGCCTGTGAGTGTCCTAATGTGCTTACATTTTTCGCTCCGTATTTGCTCTCAGCTTCCTTCTGTATTCGCTCCGCATTTCTATATCTTGGTGTCAATTTGTAACCTTCTACTCCGCCTAATCCAAAAACCGCATTATTTCCCCAGTCTAAAGTACCTTGCGTTCCTTTATGAACTACTGCTGCTTCTTTTGTTTGAGGATTATAATAAGTTTTTACATCGTCGTTGGATAAATCTTTATCTAATAGATAGTCATCTATTTTTTCTGGTGCTTCTTTTTGATAAGATGCTTTAAGAAAGGCTTGAACTTGATGGATTGGTAATTTACCTCCTTTTAGTTTAGTGTGCTCAGATTGAATAGATTTTAACATATTCAAACTCAAAAATCTTTTTACAGGTGTATTTGCGAGTAAGATTTTATCCAAATAACTAATTAATTCCTTTATATCTTTGGCTTTTATGGTACGCTCCAAAGTAATAGTGTCAAATATTTTAGGTAAATCTTTTGATAAATCAATCATGGAGATACTAGAAAGTTGCTGCTTGATTATTTGTAATGTATTTCTTAATTGTGTGATAGGTGCTTCTTTAAACTTTGTTTCTATGACACTTAATAGCGTTTCTAATTCTCCTTTGCATTTATATACTAATCCAATTTGAGAGTTAAAAAAATTAGCAAGTTGTAAGATTTTCAAGTAATCTTTTTTATCTCCCATAACTCGTAACATAGAGTAGTAACGGCGTAAGGCTTTGAAATAGTTTTTACTTTTTACATACTTTTCAAAATCTTTTTTAATACTGTTATACAGTTCTATTCTAGAAAGTGGGTCGTGATTTTTCTTACCATTTATTTCAATAAGATATATTTCACTGAACTCTTCAAAGACGCCATTAATATACGCTACTAAATCCATTTTCACGAGAGAGCGTTTATCTAATAAGCATTCTTCTAAATATTTTTTACGACCATCTCCCATTATTTTATATCCCTTTTTCATATCATTTTTAGACCATCTCAAAATGTATTTATTTCTTTGTGTTTCTTCATCGTAACAGTCATCTACTCCTGCTTTAAAATCAATAATATAGGTAAATGGATTTTTTTCTGCCTGTTTAAACTTGTCCTTAAAGGTTTTAGCAATATATTCCAATTTTTCTTTTTCATTTACATTTTGTCCTTTATAAGTTTCGTATAAATCAAAATCAGTAGCATACAGCGATGTTTTAAGAGATGACGCTCCTACTAAATGGTATTTATCCGTAAGTGACATAAACTTAAAAACATCTACTATTTTATCTTCAAACTCATCATAATTTTTCGGTTTTAATATAGATACTCTCATTTATATAAGAAAATATTATTTTCTGTATGTTATATAAATGTCATTAAAACCTAAACCTATCTCAATAGAACAAAGAATAAAGGATTTAATTAATTCTGCTCCATCACAAGCAGATATACAACAACAAAAAGAAGATAAAAAAAATAATATTCAGCCACAAGTAAATAAGATAGATAGACCATCTAGACCATTACCTAAATATACTATCACTTCTGTAAGTGCAGCAGGAACAAATATAAATAAATAGATATAAAGGAATAAATAATAGTATAAAGATTATTTTTTATACAATTATTTCCAATTTTTTAGATTTCAATTTTTTAGATTTCAATTTTATTTAACGAAGTAAGGAAGATAATGGGTTTTTTTTGTGATGTTTATTATGTCTGTGTTCTTCCAAGTATTCAAGTGAATCGCGATGCTTTCTATGATGCTTACGCATTTTGTGAGCAACAGATTTAATACGGTTTAATAATTTACCACCGCACAAGCGTTCATATTCAATAGTAGTTATTGGGTCTACTGCTTTTTCAGCCTTGGTTGATAAAACCATTTCCTTAGTAAGAATACCTAGATAAGTAGATGACACTCCAGCGTTCGTAACGAGTAACCCATCATTTTTACAAATTACAACAATTTCAGGAGTAACAGCATAAGGTAGTTGATTTCTAACAGTAAGAGTAACGGAAAAATTAAAGTTTCCAATAGAACCAGGGGCTAAATAATCAGGTAATCCAAAATCGGTAGGAGAAACGACAAAGAGAGAACCAATTGTAGAAACAATACTTCCAGCTCCTGTAGAGTTGTTATTAATTTGGGCGTAACCTTGAAACTCATTAAAGTTTTGTTGAGAACCCCATTTACGACTGATACGCCATAAATCCGCTTGAGTAGCAGAACTCAAAATACCTGATTTGTTGTTAAATGAAATGACAACATTAGAAATGGTAAGGAAAGAGGAGGTATTGGCTTGATTTTGGGCGGACATAGGGACTCTAGCCTGAATAAAGAATAAATCAGGAATACTATTTAATTGAATAGTAGTACTTACGAGTTGTCTTCCAGAGTTTAAAAAGTTGGTTAAACCTGAATCACTAGTAAAATCTGCTCCATCTAAAGTAGGTTGTCCTGTAGTAATATATCTTGGTAATTCATAGTAAGGAGATACATTTTTAGTACTAACTTCGTCGCTAGGTTGTAAAGATAGGAAATTAAATAGAAGTTGTGGGTTAATCCATGCTTGAGGATAGGAAGAAGTACCAAGAGTAACACCACTAATCCAAGATGGGGTATAAGTTGTACTTGTAGAAGAAGGAGTAATAGCATTAGCAGTATTCCAAAATCTTTTACAGTTTGTATCCAAGTTAAAAACAAATGACATATTCTGTATACCGAGTAATCCTTGTGCGTTGTATTCAGGATTAGAATAAGTAAAAGGACTTAAACATAACAAAGGTTCGGTAAAGAATCCGCTACATTCAATAACCCAGGTTTGATTTGTTCCTGAATCTGCTCCAGCGTTCCAAAATAAACTAGAATCAATAGTAGGATTACCACTAACAGTATAAGTATGGGTAATATTGGAAATATTAACATTCCAAGCACCACGAGGAGCCATATCTTCGTCGTATCCATTTGTATTAAATCCTGCTAGTGGGTTGTTATTTGCTCCTACACCTTGAGAAAATACACCGTAAGCTTGGTCTGGTAAAGATGGAGTAGTAGAAGAGTATCGGTATAACTCTCTAGCAGCATTCATTCTTAATAAGGCTGGTAAGACATCTTGGGTATTGGTAGAAACATTTACATTATTAATAGTAGATGAACTAGTAAGAAATAAGGAGTTAATCGGGAAAGCACCGAAAGCGTCAGTTTGTCCTAAATTAATGACTGGAGCAGTAGCAGAAAAATTAGAAGGAGTCATAGTAGCCTTAATGGTAAATGCTACGCCACCTTGTATTTGAACATTTCGGTCAATTACAACATTTTCATTAGGAACTTGAACGGAAAAGGATAAATTGGAAGGAGAAGCGGCGTTATAACTTACTTGATATTGGGTAAACTCACTTGGTCCCGATACAACGGCGAAAGTTTCCTCACTAGTTAAATCGGCGATTTCAGAAGCCTTAATTAAAACTGTCTTGAATGATGACATTTATTATATTATATTGCGAGATAAAATAATAAAATATTTTGTTTCAATTTTTCTATAATTACTTATATTCTTCTGTTTCCTTTTTGGTAAATAATATTTTAAGAGTGGCGTTACAACCTGAACCTAATAAAAAAGGGTGTAATACTCCTATACGGTCTCTCCAATAAACCGAAACATCAATATTATTTAAAGGAGAGTTTCCAGTCAAAGAAATAAGTCGGTATTGTGCTGTAGGTTCATAAATTAAACTATTGCTATACTGCCCTGTATTTGCTATAATATCTGTAATGATGTTTGCACTCACAGCGTTATTAGACTGGTTATTAAGTTGTTGCCCGTATTCATAAATAAGAGGCTTACTAGTTTGATTCGGTTCTATTGGTAAAGTATTTGAAATAAAACAGAGGGAACTTATAGGAGTCCATAAGGAAGTACTGCTTAATTCTTGTGTAACAAAATAACCATTTATAGAATTAATATTATAAGAATAAGTACCGCCTACATTTGAGGCATCTATATATTCGTATGTTATTGAGTTTTTGGAGAAGTAATCTACTTGTATAACATAAAAGTTTGGTAATATTCCTTGTACTGGAAGTGTTCCTAAACCAGCAAGACTATAATTTAAACCACTAAATAACTGCATCATCGCAGGATTTAATGCTAGAGCAAAGGAAGGAGTAGCAACGGTTGCGGGTAATTGGTAAAGACTACCTAGATTCCATTTACTACCAAAAGTAACGGTAAATAAATTATCTACATTAGAATATTCAAATAAAGGAGGAACTAAACCAACATCACCGAATACTGCGTCGTCATCTTGAGTAAGTTTATTTATAAAAGCCAAAAAATTAGTCGCTATTTGTGCGTTAATGAGTGCTAGAAAGTAGTTATAAGTGTAACAGTAGTAATAAGGGTCGCTATATCTCGTTTCGTTATTTGGAGGAGTTGCTGGTGGTGGTAATGAAACGTCCTGTGGTTGCCATACAACATTATAAGCATCACTATAAAATGTGACATTATTCGTATCAACACAGTAAAATTGATATTGATATGCGGTAATATTAGGACTTAATACATTTGTTTCTAAAAGTGGTACAAAAGTAGGAATAATACTTACAGGTGAATCAATTGAGAAACGAACAATTGATAAATAATAATCTTCAGGTACATTTAAATAAGGAATACTTCTAGTTTCATTAAAATAGATAAATGGTAATGCTTGGGTACTTGAAATGGTATTAGCTATATTGATGTCGTAATAAATCTTATCTGCGTTTGCGATATGATTTTTATTTTTATTTAGTTGTGACATATCAGTAATATAATATAGAGTAATATTTTTTATTATAGTATTATATTATAAATGATTGATATACCTACTATTTTATCAATCATAAGTATTGTAGTTACTGCTGTTGTAGGAAGTCATTATGCTATTCGTTCTAAATGTTTTGGCTTTGAGTTTTCTTTACACGACACGGAAATAGAAATGAAAAATGAAGCCTTAAATATTGATATTGAACTAAAAGAAAATACAGAGGGAAAAATAGAATTAGATATAAATAAGACAGATATTTTAGAAATACCTATATCAAAATAAATATATTCATTTATATATAATGAGT